ACATCGCCCATCGGGGCCTCCGTGTGTCCGCCTGAAGTAGACGCAACGACCGTGGCGGGCCGGACTTTGCGCTGATAGTCGAGGGGCATGCTGCCCCCGAGAAACATCCAATCGTCGGCCTCGGTGGCGATGCGGTCAGCCAGACCACGCGCCACAGCCTCGTCGGCCGCGTAGACTGAGCCATCGCCGAGAGACTCGACAGCCACGCCACGGTCGGCCGCAATCTCGCCGAGCATGATGCCCGCGAGATGGTCAACGCGACGCTGCAGGGCTGCGATATAGTCGCTGTCGTTCGTCGATGCACGCTTGCGCGGGGTCTGCGAACTGACAACCTCGACCGTGCTGCCTTCCTCGCCATCGCGCGCGAGGGTCACCACGACGCCCACCGAGCCCGCCTGCGCCAGAGGCGAGAGCACGACCTCATCAGCCGCAGCGGCAAGCCAGAGTGCAGCGCTGGCAGCCATGCCCGAGACGTAAGCGAGGACGTAGATGCCCTGCTCCTGCGCCCGAGCGATAGCGCGCCTGGTCTCGCGAACGCCCGCCACGTAGCCGCCGGGGCTGTCGACGTGCATCACCATGACCTTTTCGCCCTGCAACTGCGCGCGCTTCAGATCGAGGCGCATCGAGTAGTAGTCGATGGGGTAGAGCGGACCGTCCACGTGCATGGTGCCGAGCGCGCCCTCAAAGTACCGCTTGGGCTTACCCGCAGCGATGGCCGCGAGGTGCGAGGGCTCGACAGCCAGCGCCGAAACGCCGGGGCTAGGCACGCTGCCTTCCTCCTGCGCACGTCGCACGAGGTAGAGTTGCTGCATCTCCTCAACCCACTCCTCACCAGCGTCGCCGCCCCACAGGAGCCACGCGACATAGCCGGGAGACTCTGCGCCCTCGACGTCGTCGACGCCTTCCTCCCAATCGGCCTCGTGACGCGCAAACCACGCAGGCGCCTCGCTGGTCACCCATTGCTCCGACTGCGGCTCACCGTTGGCGATGCTGTTGGCGCGCCGGATGGTCTCGGGCTTGATGCCGTCACCCGACTTGCCCGCCTCGTGCAGAGCCACGCCCTTGAGCGCCTCGCGCTGCACAGCCTCGGGAGGCGTGAGTTCCTCAGTGGACAGCAGCGGCATCAGATGCCTCCGGGAAGCGTAGAAGGTGTAGTCGTCGGCCGAACTGTGCGCCCAAGACGCTCACGCTCAGACCGGACCTCGGCCGCCCGCGTAGGTGCAGGCAGCTCGAGCGCGGACCGGATAGCCCGCTCGTCCTCGGCCGTGGGAGTCAGGACGCCAGCGGAGAGGAGCGACACGACGTCGCCGACCTTCTCCACCCAGAGCGAAGACCTGATGCCCGAGTAAGTCAGGCGCGGCAGCTGGTCGAGCGGCATCGGGCCGATGTTCGCGTTGACGATGGCGCGCACGTAGCTCGACAGGCCCTCGGCCAGCCATTGGCACAAGTCGCCCGCCATCTGCGCCGCAAGCTCCGCGTGGACCTGCGCCGTAGCGTAGGCGCCAGACGAGCCGCTGGAGCCCATCGCGAGGAACTGGACGTAAAAGGCTTGGAGAATCTCGCGCTCGATGTCGCTGACGACAGCAGAGAGCGGACCAGAGCCAGACGCAGCAGACGCACCCTCGAAGGACAGCGACGCCCACGACGGCAGAACCAGCGCCGACTCCTCGTGCGATGTGTACCGACGCAGGACCTTCAGCAGCTCGTCGCGCGCAGCCTCGTACTCTTGCTGCGAGGGAGCCGTACCACGCTGACGCGCCAAGGCGTCCTCGTCGATGGTGACGGTAGGAACCGGCACCGCATACCTCTGAACGAGCACGTTGCGCAGGTTGGTCGCGCGCCGGTAGTCGCTCGCGAGGGGCTCAACCTGACGCAGCAGGCCCACGCCTTCGACGCCCTCAGACAGCGAGGGCCAGACGAGATGCACGAGGCGCTCGTAGGGGATGCGGACCGAGCCGACGCTGGACAGGCCGTAAGGCTCACGCTGCCACTGGTCGACAGCGACGATGCGCCGCCCCTCGTAGACCCACTGACGCACGCTCGACTGGTCGCGCGGCTCAAGGTCGATGTACGTGGTGCCCTCGTAGGGGTAGGCCACCATTTCAGCGAGCGCGAAACCGTAGAGCGCGCCGGTCAGGAGCTGACGCATCCGCGTCTCCCACGACGGCAGGCTAAGCACTCGACCGTCCCACTCGATGACCGGGGAGGCGTACCCACCGAGGCCGAGCGTGCGCCGTACGACCTCAGCCGCAGCCTCGGAGGTGGGCGAGTCGGGAGCCGCTGCGACGTCCCACGTGGCCTGCGTCGCCAGCCCGAGCAGCGCCTGAGCGCCGACTGCGCAGGGAGCGCAGCGCATCGCCACACGGTACGCAGCGATGCGCGGGGCCAGCTGCACCAACCTGAGATTGGTCTCGCCGTCATTGACCGGCAGGCTCTGCACGCCAACGCCACGACCGTCGACGGCCTCGGGCGCGCTGTACTTGCTGACCTGTACGGAGAGTGCCATGCGCGCACCCTAGCACAGCGCGTCAGAAAACGCACGCCCCCGCCAAGACACGCACGGTCAGTGCTCAAGGCGCCCAGCGGGACCGTCTACCGATGGTCTGGCCGGGACTCCGCGAGCCTTGGCTTGGCGGGGGAGACTCTCAGATGATGCTGTACAGGCCGCCATGACAGGCGATGATGATGATCTTGAGCATGATGGCGGTCACAGGGAACCTCCGCAGCTGTGGGCGAGGACCTTGAGGACGATGATGAGCGACGTGAACGAGACCATGGGACCCTCCTAGATTGGCCGGGGGCGTGGCCTAGACTCAGCACATGCGCCGCGAGACCATCCCGCGACACACGCTTGACTCGCCGGTCAGGGCCGCCCCCACGCCCAAGCTACCACGCTCCTCAAGCGCGTCAAGCTCAGCGCACGTCCATCGGGTCGAGCTCGACACGTCGACGCTCAGGAGCTGCAGGCGCTGCCTCGCGCCGCGTCGGGTCGGGCAGATACCACAGCACCTCGCGCACGGCATACCGCAGCGTGTCGGCGTGGTGGTCGTGCGTCCCATCCTTGGCCGGTCGACCAGGCGCGCGGTCGTCCCAGCGGTAACCCGTCATGGCCCTGGCTAGCGTGCGTTTGCTGGCAGGCGCTCGGATGCCCGCGTCAAAAAGCACACGGTCGACCGTCAGAGCGCCGCGCTCAAGGGCGAGGTTTACCCGCGTACAACCGCTGACGATGTCCCGCCGCTCGGGGTCGCGCTCGATGCGAGGCATGATGCCCAGCCCCTTGGGAGGCGACAGCGCCACGAGGTCGAGGTCAGCGATGCCGGTCTGAGCCGAGCGCGCGCCGCCTGCAGGGTCCGCCACGACGGCATCGAGCGGGATGCGCTGGCTGCCCGGCTGCCACAGTCGCCGAGGCGTGCACTCGATGGATAGGCGCGCGAGGAAGTCGGGCAACGTCTCGTCGTCGGGCGCCCACTCTCGGGTCACGTGCCACCGGCCGCGCGTGAGCTCGACGAGCAGGAGCGCGCACGGATGCCTCAGACCGAAGTCCATGGCCAGCATCGTGCGCATGTGCGTGTAGTCGACGGCCTCGACCGTGACGCAGCGCTCAGGCGCCCACGCATGGAAGACCGACCCAACCGGTGGCAACGGTCTGTTCTCGACCAGCGCCGCGAAGTCACGGTCGCTCAGCGTCTCACGCATGCGCTCAAGCCATCCTGCCCCGAGGTGCTGCGCGTTCTCGCTGCTCTGCGGCAGGTAAGCCTCGCCGCCTATCTCTCGCGTTCGTTCTACCCACCACGCAGGCTCGACCGGGATGCCGCAGGTCACGACGACAGGCCGCTGCATCTGGCCGCGCTGGTCGGCCACAGGTACACGAGCACGCGACCGCGCCACGTCGAGCACGTCGGGCCGCAGTACCTGGCACTCGTCCACCAAGACGGCGTGTGCGTTCAAGCCCTCGATAGGTGATGAGCCGGGGCCAGAGTTCGCCGGGGTGTCGAGATGCGCAAGCAAAAGCCGCGACCCTGACGCCCAGACGAACGCCTGCTCGGAGGCCGCATATGTCACCGCCGAGCCCGCGAGCAGGCCGTGCAGATGCGGCAGATGCACGTCACGCAGACGCCTGAACGTGTCCATGCCGACGACCACCAGCGCGCCGGGGCGAGTCTCGCAAAGTAGGATGGCGAGAGCACAGAGCGCGAGTGACTTGCCCGAGCCCAAGCCGCCACGGACCGCCGCTGCGTCTGATGGCCACTCACCGCTCAGGCCCGCGCGCAGGAACTCCGACTGCCACGGCAGCGGGTCAAGCTCGTCC